GCGTAATCGTAAGTAAGTGTCATTTCAACTGTAGCAAGGTCTTCACCGGCATAGTCCATATCGGAGAATTTAGCTGATTGTACAAAAGCACCTTTTAATGTCCACTCTTCTACTTTATCACCAACAGGACCCAAACTATTGAATGTGATATCTTTTTTGTAGAAGTCAGAGTATCCATCACGACCTGTTACTGACTCATGGTGTAAACGAACCCACTCCATTACTGCCTGTGCGGCTGAAGGAACTACTGGGTCATAAAGTGTTACTGAGAGGTCTTGCCACTCAGAACGGCCTTTAATGTATCTACGAGTGTTAATGTGGTCGATAGTCACTTTACCATTGTTAATCTCTGGTCTTGCTGCCGTTTTCACCAAGTACGCCGGGATTCCCTCGATGTACATAATGAACCTATTTGACATCTTAGGTTCAAAGTTGGTGAACATAATTTCATTTGGGTCTAATAATTGTGCCATTTATATCTCCTATTGTCTTTCTAATAAATAGTCATTCTCCTAAAATTATGCACCTGGGAATGCAGCACCCGTTGGAAGGATGTTGAAATCAAGTACAATGAATTCAGCAGTCTTGGCTGGTTGTAAGTAAATTTCCCCTACCATAATGTTTCTATCAATCACATCCGGTGTGTTATTTGAATCATCCATTACCACACGGAATGCGTAAAGACCATTTCTTTGTTGGATTGATTCCAAGTATGGGTTTACAATTGACAAGAAACGATTTCTTGTGGCAGCTGTGTTTTGTTCGAACACTAAATATCTTGTAGAGGATGCGATGTATTTCTTAACAGCAATCATCAATCTACGAACATTGATTCTATCCAATGCAGATGGTTTTGCTTGTAATGTCTTCTGACCAAATACCGTAGCACCTTGTCCAGGGAATGTTGCGATTGGGTTAACACGACCTACATAAAGAGTATCTCTTTCATCGTGAGTCAAACGAGTCTTAACTTCGATAACATTTGACAAACCACCACGATTCAAACCGGCAGGAGCGTACCACTCGGCTGCAACTGAGTCATTGAATGCAATAACACCAGGAAGAACAACACTTGGTGGAACCCATACAGGTTTGTTTCTATCCACATCAAGGATTTTAACCCATGGGTGGTAAGTAGCAACATAGTTGGAGTCAAATGAACTCAAAGAGTTAACTACTGTCGCAATTGAATCACTATATCCACCTGCGTCCATTACATAGAAACAATCTTGTCTATCTTCACACATATCTTTTGCGTATGAAGTAACTGATGAGTGTAGTCTATTGATGATACCAGGAGTTACAATCATATTGATGTCGAACTCATCTGGGTTAGAGATTGCGTTAATTGCCTTTCTCATTGCAACTGTACCTGCGGCAGTAGCGGAAGAACAATCCAAACCTTGAGTGTTACCGGCAACAATATTGTTACCCATGTTAACTACTCGGTTTGGTTCCCAACCATCAAATCCACCTTGGAATGGAACCATGAATTTCTTAGCATCAACTTCAGATGTTAATGAAATAGTTTCACCATTTGAGTGACAAGTTGCCAAATCAAAGTCAGAACCAACAATTTCGGTAGCTGAGTCAGGAAGAGGCATCAAGAAGTTCAAGTTGTCAGTTGTGGTGAAATCAAAGTCATATCCTAAGAACACTCTCTTGTTGTATTCAGATGAAACTGATTGAGATACAACATAAGAAGGTGTTGGTAAGTTATAAGTTGAGTGTAATGGTGAAGTCAAAGCACCGAATCCAAAAGGAACGAGTGTTGAATCAATAGAACCTGCGTCAACATCAGAATCAACATCTACACGAATGTGTACTGATGCGTTTGCGTAATCACCAACACTATTCAATTTACCATTATCATCAACTGTAATATATTTGTCACCAATTACTCTCTTAATGTAGTTTGGTGAGTTAGGGTCAAGATTTACACCTTGGAATTCTTCCACAATGTTTGGTCTAACATCGGCATCTTGTACACCTTGTCCAAAAATTGAATTAGGGATTTTAGAAGTGTCTACTCTTCTAACAATAACACTAAATGTACCATATTCAGAACCTGGCACCTCTGAAGCTGGTTTAATGTCACGGATACCTACTTTAAATTCGTAGTTAGTAGAAGTACCATGTGATAAAGTGTGAAATCTAAATAAGTTTCTTGCTACACCACCAACCTTTTGTGATTTAATCCAAGGAGTTGATGACTCAGAATAAGCTTTGGTGTAGTCAACATCTACTTGTTGTAATGAAACTTTAACATCTTCACTTGTTGCGAATGACGCAGATTGGAAGGTTGAGAAGTTTAACATTGTGTAAGCAGACTTACTTGACTTAGGAGCGTATCCATAAATCTTTGTAATGTAGTTAGCGTCACTTGGGTCCATTGAGGCGGATGTTACAACTTCACCGTCACCAAAACCGGCACTACCAGTTAAGGTTAAAACAAATGATGATGCACTTGCGGCAGCATCTAAAGTTGAGTCATCAAAATCACCATCAAATGTGGTTGTAGTTGGATGTAAAAGTGCACCCACATACTCACCTGCAGAAGATGATACTACCAATGCGATTGGTTTTGCAGTGTAACCTTCTTTACCTAATACTCTAACGATTGTCGCGGCACCTGCATCTTCTAAGTATGCTTGTGCTGTATAAGGTAGGTAAGATTCTTCACTCAAACCACCAAAATTTTGTTGATACTCATTAAATGATTCTACTCTCGTTGGAACGAAAGCAGGACCTTTAACAGTTTGTCCGATAAGAGCAGCACCAATCTCACCAATACCAACAGGTAAAAATGAGAGGTCTTTCTCTCTCGTAAATACACCAGGACTTACAATTCTTTCAGCCATTATTTTCTCCTAAATTCTATTTTCGGGTTTTCCTTATTATAAATACACCAAAAATTAGGGAAACGAATACTTATTTGTTGGGAGTAAAGGTATTTGTTTCAATATCGTAAGTTCCCTCACCATATTTTTCTCTTAACTTTTTACCCAACTCTCCTTCCTGAACTCTGATTTCATTGTATGAGTTAACTAATGTTACTTTCTCACCTTTCAATGATTGGAATGTTTTTTCCAACTCTTGAATGTTCAATTCAATCTCACCAATACGAGCTGTTATTGTTATTACTCGTTGTTGAAGTTCACGAATTTCGTCTACCTCTTCTTTAGTAAATTGTTTTACTG